ACTAACAGGAACAGCACAAACGTCCTGACTAAATGCTGACATACTTGGCGCCATCGCACTCGGTACGGGTTGGCCTTGATATTTTATAGTTGTTGTCCCGCCGGCAAAAGCATACTCAGTTACGAGTATTGCAAACGCCACTCCTAAAGCGACGCTGAGATACCAAATAAAATCTTTCATTATCCTGTGTAACTACCACTAGAGGTAAACGTTAGTATAGTGTCTGAACCATCTGTGGTTACTGTAGGTGAGCCTGTGGTTGTTCCTGAATAATTAGCTGTAGGCATACGAAGTATTACCACACCAGAACCGCCTAAACCACCTGTACCAATTCTAGAACCTCCACCTCCGCCACCAGTATTAGTAGTTCCAGCAACGCCATTAGTAGAAGAAACATATCCACCTGCTCCACCACCGCCAGCACCACCAGATGCTTGCGAGCCAGTATATGCTCCACCACCGCCACCACCTGCTCTTGTAACAGATGACCCTGTAATTGTTGAAGCTACACCTGTACCCCCTGTACCTATACTTCCACTACCTGCACCAACGCCACCAGCACCTCCACCGCCTCCAGCTCTAAAATTACCATTTGTTTCTGCTGTACCTCCAGCATAACCTTGATTTGAAGTACCTGCACCACCTGCTCCAGAATTTGTTCCGCCTCCACCACCAGAACCTCCAGGTAAACCATAAGAATTAACAGTACCTCCTTTACCACCTCCACCGCCACCTACGGATGTAATTGTAGTAATATCAGAGCCACTTAAAGATGAGCTAGAACCTGTGATTCCAGTAGCATCTCCAGATGCACCAGCACCGCCAGCGCCTACAGTAACTGTATATGTTATACCTACATTAAAAGTAAGACTAGATTCAGCTGAACCGCCTCCTCCAGATGTTCCATATGAAGTACGATAACCACCAGCACCAGCACCGCCAGCAGAAGCTCCAGCAGAAGCGCCACCACCTCCACCACCTGCAATAACTAAAAAGTCAGCAGTATAAGGATAGCTATCCATAGTTGTTACTTCCCAATCGCTTCCATTATATAGTTCGACTACAGATTCTGTTGTGTTATAGCGAATCATACCTTGAGCTGGGCTAGCGGGTCTTTGTGCAGTTGTGCCTGAAGGAATATTTATTCGGCTTACGCCATCGTTGATAACAAGATTTCCTGTTTTAGCAGGTAGAGAGATTGTATTAAGTCCAGATACAGCAGGTGATTCTACTGTTATTTCGCCTGAAGTAGACCCTTCTAGTTTGAATGTTGCCATTGAGTATCCTTATCCTGTATAACTTCCTGAACTTGTAAAAGTTAGTATAGTGTCTGAACCATCTGTGGTTACTGTGGGTGAGCCTGTAGTTGTACCAGTGTAATCAGCTGTAGGCATACGTAAGATAACAACACCTGAACCTCCTGAACCACCAGCACCAGGATTTAGATTACTACCTGAAGCTCCACCACCAGCTCCGCCTGTATTTATTGTGCCTGATCCACCATTACCTGGAAAACCTACACCTCCAGCACCTCCACCTCCTAAACCACCTGTGCTTGCAGCTCCTCCTCCAACACCGCCGCCACCACCTCCTGCATATGTTACAGATGTGCCAGAGATTGAAGATGCAGTTCCTGCACCACCATTATTTGATCCATTAGTTCCACTCCAAGAACCACCAACAGCAGACGCACCACCACCACCTCCGCCACCTACGTTTCCTGTTGTGTTACCTGATCCACCATTACTACCTTGTCCTAAAGTTCCTGCTCCACCAGCATAAGGAGGGCTCGCTCCACCTGACCAACCACCACCACCTGATCCACCACTACCACCTGTTGTTGATGTGCTTTGTGCACCACCATAACCCCCTCCTGTGGAAGTTACAGTTGTAATTCCTGTTCCTGATAACACAGAATTAGAGCCTGCTGTGCCACTATTTGCTGGGTTTGCTGCTGCGCCTCCTGCTCCACCAGCTCCAACGGTAATAGTATAAGCTGTTGTAGGAGTTATAGTTATGGTTGAAGTTAAATATCCTCCAGCTCCAGCTCCACCAGCACCTCCACCATTTCGTTCTGCTCCACCTCCGCCGCCTCCAGCGACTACTAAGTATTCTACGTTATAAGGCAAGCGTGATGTTAATATTTGTACCCAGTTAGACCCGTCGTAGCCTTCATAAGTAGATTCAGTAGTATTGTATCGGACTGTTCCTGCTGTTGGACTTCCAGGTCTTTCAGCAGTTGTACCTGCAGGTACATCAAAACCACCAGTACCGTTAGCACCTCCTACGGTGATGTTGTCCTGTATTAAGCTAACACCATTTTCTGTTACGGTAACTGTCATTATGTTGTGTATGTTCCAGAAGATGTAAACGTTAATATTGTGTCTGAACCATCGGTAGTTACTGTAGGAGAACCTGTAGTTGTACCAGAGTAATTAGCTGTAGGCATACGCAATATAACTACACCTGAACCACCTGCTCCACCTATTTGCCATGAACTAGAATATCCACCAGCGCCACCGCCGCCACCAGTGTTTGCAGTTCCGGCTACACCTACCCAACTTGTTCCTGGGCTACCGCCATCTCCGCCTCCTCCAGTGCCACCAGAACCTGGAGTTGTGATAAATATAGTTCCGCCGGTTGAACCTCCTCCACCGCCTCTTGTAACAGAAGAACCTGTAATTGTTGAAGCTACACCATTACCGCCTGAACCTGTAACTGTAGTAGTACCTGTTTGACCTACTGCTCCTGCACCACCTCCACCACCTGTTCCGTAGTTTGCAGTGCCTGTAGAGTTACCACCAGCATATCCTTGATTAGCTGTGCCAGAACCTCCAGTATGACCTGAGCCACCAACTGCACCAGCACCACCGCCTGAGCCGCCTGAACCACCATTGTTAGAACTACCAGCTCCATAACCTCCACCAATAGACGTAAGTGTAGAGATGTCTGCTCCTGCTAAAGATGAATTATTGCCTGGGGATGCATTTGTACTATTAGCGCCTGCTCCACCGCCACCAACTGTGACTGTATATACATTGTATGGTAAAACTGTTATTGCTGACTCTGCACTTCCTCCACCGCCAGATGGTTCTGAATTGTAAGAGTTTCGATAGCCACCAGCACCTCCACCACCACCAATAGCAGAACCTGCTCCACCACCACCTGCAATGATAAGATAATTTATATTATAAGGATAACCTTGTGTATCTACTTTAACCCAAGCACTTCCATTATAAGTTTCGTAACTAGATTCTGTGGTGTTATATCTTAGTACACCTGCAGTTGGACTTCCTGGTCTTTGAGCAGTGGTTCCTGACGGAACTGTAAAACCGCCTGTACCAGATACAGTCGCATTGTCTTGTACTTTATCTATCCCTGTGGTTCCGTCAATATTCGCTGTCATTATTCAGTTACCTCAACCCATCCTGTTGTGTTATCTGCTTGGTGTGCATCTTCATCCCATCTATATTTATTACCATCTGTTGGATATGGTAATGGGCAATCCCACTGACAAGTATCTTCATTTAGTGTCCATGAAGCATAGGGTTGTGGTGAAATAAATGCGTCTCTAGTTGCATCATAGGTAAAACCTATGCCTGCAAAGTTTTTTCTTAATGCAACACCGCCATCTGGGTTGCCATCTTGTCCGTAATGAACACCACCTCTTGTATTATAAGATGTTTGTATCCATGTACCTGGTGAGTCGTCAACAAAGGTGTCGAAGAAATCTGCTTCTGCGACTATAACCTTGGTAACAACTCCGTCTGCTACTTTTGCATAATGTGCCATAAATTGCTCCTTCTAAGCTGTATAAGTTCCTGAACTTGTAAATGTATGATAGGTATATCCACCTGATGATGTAACCGTCCCACCTGTGCCTCTTTGTGAACCTGAATAACGAATAATAACGATACCTGAACCGCCATTCCCTGCAGGATAAGCACTATATATCCCGCCGCCACCGCCTCCGGAGTTAGCATTACCAGATGTAGCGGAAGAAGTAGCAGCATTGCCACCACCACCAACACCGCCAGACCCAAAACCACCGTTACCAGCACCTCCACCGCCGCCAGCGTAATATGTTCCGTTAGACCACTGTGTCCCAGCGCCCCCGTTACCGCCAACATTGCCAGACACATTAGCGCCATTCGCACTCGCTCCGCCGCCACCACCAGTACCGGACGCATTTCCAGCCCCACCAGCATTTCCTTGCCCTGCTGTTCCAGCTCCTCCTGAGTAACCAGCACCACCAAAACCGCCACCTCCACCAGAGCCACCAGAGATACCCGCTGCGCTGTAGCCAGCTCGACCTCCACCGATAGCCGTAATGGTAGAAATGTTTCCGCTAATCGACGAGTTTGAGCCGTTGTTGCCTTGATTGTTCGCGTTTATGTTAGCCCCACCAGCGCCAACTGTAATAGTATAAGATGAGGTAGGGCTTAAAGATACAGTTGACGCCAAATACCCACCAGCGCCGCCGCCACCACCGTCACCACTACCACCACCAGCGACAACTAAGTATTCAACAGAGTATGGAAAACCTGCAGTAGAGACTACTTTCCACTCAGTACCATTGTATATTTCTAATTCTGACTCGGTTGTGTTATATCTTAAATCGCCTTGAGCGGGGCTTACAGGTCTTTGTGCTGTTGTACCCGCTGGGACTTCTATAGAACCTGTGCCATCATTGATTATCATAGTGCCCGTACTTGCAGGTATAGTAAGCGTGTTTGTTCCCGCAACTGCCGGAGCTGATATTGTTATTTCACCTGAAGTAGAGCCTTTTAGATTTATACTAGCCATTAAGCGTTCTCCAATGCTTCAATTCTTGTTTCTAAATCTTCAATCTTTGTAATAGCTTCTTGTAGTGCTGATGTTAATAATGGTACAAGTTTAGATTGGTCTATCCCTTGATAGACTGGATTACCATCATCGTCTACTTCATTGTGTGTTCCTGTAACTGCTTCAGGCACAACTGTTTGTGCTTCATGTGCTAGAAAACCTTCACCATGAGAACCATCTGTTGTCCACGACCATGTGCTGGGGTTAAGTTGTTTTAATCTATCTATGCTACCAGACATAGGTGCTACATTATTTTTAAGACGATAATCAGATGATGTATTATATGCAACATTTGTGCCATTACCTGTAATCGTTCCTATTTGTGTGCCACTAGACCTATATGAAGTAAAATATTGAGTTCCAGCAAATGTGCTATCTTCAACTATTACCCAATCGCCAGCAGATTGAGATATATTTACTTTTCCTGTATAACTTGTAGTTCCAATAAATACTTTACCATCAGATGCAACACGCATACGCTCTGTACTATTAGTTGAAATACCAACAGTATTAGTTGTAGGTAAATATACACCATTAGTAGGTGCTGTTGATGATGTTGGTGTGAATGTTGTTGCTGAAACACCACTGCTATCTACTGTAGCAATATCTGCACCAGCACTCTGTAGTTTTATTTCGCCGGACGTATCCGATGTCATTACTAAGCCATTAGATGTATCCGCGTTTAATGTTATTGACATAATATATTCCTATAATATAACCCAGCGTTGTCCGCTTGGGATGGTTACTGTAGCACCTGAGTTAATTGTAATAGGGCCTACACTCATTGCACTTTTTCCTGTAGATAAGGTATAACTTGTTGTTACTATTAATGCATTTTCTTGGAAGACTTCATCACCACCTCCACCTGTAGCACCTCCACCAATGCTACCCCATGCAGTAGTATACCCTTCAAATTTATCTGTGTCACTATTATACCTCATCATGCCACCTAATGGTGAACCTGGTCTTTGAGCTGTTCCGCCGGTTGGTAATTTTACACTTGCATTAGAAGAAAAAGTTAGTGTTGCTGGTGTTGTTAAGGTTCCACCAGAGATTGTGATTCCTGTAAATGTACCTGTTGTAAATGTACCCGCCGCTGCCGCTGTTCCGCCGATTGCTGGAGGTGAGGCTAAATAATTACTAAATCCTACGCCTGATATAGTGCCTGACGCTGTTACATTTGCTGCTGTTAAAGTCCCAGACGATGTTAAGTTAGTAAATGTTCCTGCTGCAGCTGTACCTCCACCTATAACTGTACTATCTATAGTACCGCCATTAATATCCGCACTGGTAACAGAAAGAGAAGCTAGGTCTGTAATTACATTAACTACATTCGTTGCATTATTAAATACAAGAGTAGTCTTACCAGCTGGAACTGCAACGCCTGTACCCCCAGAATTTTTAACTGTAACAGTATCGGCAAGCCCATTATTAATAATATAGAATTTTTCAATTGCTGGGACGATTAAGTTTCTAGCACCACCTGATGTGCCTGTTAGATTAAGTCTTAGATTACGAAAGGATTGAGTAGCGTTAGAATCAGAGGCTGTTAAAGTAACATCTGCACTAGAAAAACTAACATCGGCAGAGCCAGTAATAGCTTCTTCTATTGCCGTACCTAAATTGGTATTGGTAGTAACGCCCCATGTACCTGATTGGTCACCGGTACCAATTAACTCAATTTTTAAATCTGAATATGTACTTGCCATAATTTATCCTTGATTTTATGCTATTTTAACTCGATTGTCCTTCCATTGGAATACTTGTAGCATGTACTTTAGTATGACGTTTTTCATTCCAAGCTTCTCCACAATCGGAACATGTACCTGAATTATATTCTTCAGCGTCTACTTTCATACCACAATGTGAACATTCAAGTTCTACTTCATAAGCACATTCTACTGTGCCATCTGCTTTTTTAGTTGCATCTATTTTTATCATGCTGCTATCTCCGTCCAGTTAGGCGTTTGTGTTGTTGTTACATCTGTCCAGTTTGGTGTCTGATTAGTATCTATTTCACCCCATACAAGAGTAAATACATTAGTTTGTCCTTGTGCTTCTACTCCTGTTACATTTACAGTAGTTCCTGAACCTTCTACTACTGTTACATTTCCTAAATTAGTTATTAATCTAGGTGTTAAAGATATAGGAACATTTGCGTCCGCTGTAACAGTTGCGCTTCCTAATCCTGTTGTACCTGCATTGCCGGTTACATTTACACTAACTCCGGTACCTTCTACTACGGTTACAGAACCTAAAGCACTTGTACCTGCATCTCCAGTTACTGGAACACTAACCCCTGTACCTTCTATTACTGTAGCAGAACCTAGTCCTGTAGTTCCAGCTAACCCTGTAACGTTTGCATTTGCATCTGCTGTTACTGAATATCCACTATCAAGAACCCCAGTGCTTTCAACACCAGTAACATTTACTTCTATATCAAATTTAATTTCTACACTATTTAAAGCTGTTGTACCTTGTACACCTGTAACACTTACATTTGCTTCGCCTGTTGCATCAGCTGTACCTAATCCAGTTGTTCCTTGTACACCTGTAACATTTGCATTTGCATCGGCGGTGATTGTTACATCGCCTACTGTTGTAGTGCCTGCTTCACCTGTAACAGCTACACTTACTCCAGTTCCTTCTACTACTGTAACACTGCCTACTGTTGTAGTGCCTGCTTCACCTGTAACACTTACATTTGCATCTGCTTCTACGGCGGCTGTACCTAAAGCTGTTGTACCAGCTAATCCTGTAACACTTACATTTGCATCTGCGGTGATTGTTACGTCACCTATATTACCTGTTGCATTTACTCCTGTTGGGAATACATTTGCGCCTGCAACAACAGTTTCATTTCCTAGTCCAGTAGTTCCTTGTACACCCGTAACAGCTACGGAAACACTTATGTTCCCTAACGCCGAAAAGGCGGAGGTGGCTAAAGGGCTATCGGAAAACATTTACAGTACTACCCAGCGTTGTCCTGATGGTACTGTTACTGTAACCCCACTACCAATAGTAATTGGTCCTACACTCATTCCATTATATCCTGTAGGAAAAGTATAATTAGCACCAACGGTTTCATTGTTTGTAACTATACCATTTGATGCTTCTAAATTAGCTCCTGATAAATCACCAGAAACTGTAACGTCTCCATTTGCATCTCCGTATACTGCTTTACCCGCTGGATACACAACAAATACATCTTTAGTTCCTGCAGAAAAGTTTACAGCGCTCCCTGCATTAGAAGACGCAAGAATAGTATCACGAGATAAAGTTGTACCTGATGCAGTATATGTACCAAGACCTACTTCCCATTCATCAGCAGCACTTAACTGAATAGTGTAATACGTTGTATTACCATCGCCGATAGCAGAGAAAGCTTGATAATCAGTCACTGCTCCAGCTAGTGTTAAAGTACCTGTACCTGTTGTGGTAGTAGTTTCTTTTACCCTGTCTTTAACAACAAGAGCCATATTAGCCCCCTATTAAGCTATTCTAATAATAGCGTTAGAAGCGTCAGCTGTAGGGAATACTACAGTAAAGTCACCAGCTGTTGATGTTTTATCACTACCGAAGTCTAATACTGCTACAGATTTGTTTGATTGTGTTGAATTATAAATCAACGCACCCCGTGCTGTAATAGTAGCAGATGTCCATGTCTCATCATTAAAGTCTAAGTACGCTGTTGTACCTGATGAAGTTGGGGCAACGGTTGTAAGTGCTTGTCCACCAGCAGAATATCCAGTACCTGAAACTTCGTTAGTAGCTGTGTATGCTGTTGTTGTCGCATCTAAAGTCGCTGATGATGTGTATAAAGCCATGTACATAGTGTCAGCAGTTGTTCCTGCACGAGCTACTGTAGTACCAAAAGCGTGAATACCATTCAATAAGTCCACTTTAAATGACGTACACATTGCTTGAGTAATTGCCATTTTATATCTCCAAAATTTTAATTAAATCTGAATGCCCTGCTTCACGCAGTTTATTCGCTATTGTTGTATGATTAGACTTAATCGCCTTTTTCATATATTGCACTAGAACATGTCTAATGTTGTTTTTGTAAGCTTCTGCTTGCTCACGTATTAACGGGTTAGCATCTTGAGCGACATATATAATCTTTGCCAATGCCATTTCCGCTACTTGTTCAGGCGTATGCCCGTGTCCTGCTTCTGAAGTAATTACATCAAACTGTAAATCACCAAAATTCATTTCTTTCATTATTTAACCGGTATCCTTTCTTGCCCACTTCTGTAAGCATCCCGTCTATTTTTACCTTCACCTAAATTTTGTAATAATCCCATAGCCTCATTATATTTATTCATATATTGAGTTACTATATCTGCCTCATCTTTCATAAAGACAGCCGCCTCCAACAAACTTCCATAGAATAAAGCACTATCAAAATTATCACCCAACCAAGTGTTACCAGCTGTAACAATAGACTCAGGATAATAATAGTAATGAAGCTCAGAACTGTAATTAGCGTCTGGTGTAGGTCCAAGCAACATCGTTGTATCATCGAATATAGCATAATATTCTGGTTTCCCATAAAACGGAGTATCAGTATCAGGGAAAGATTCTCTAATAAAATTTACGTCTTTGTTCAAAAGATAAGTATACTCGTTATTAGCATTAATTACAGCTATACTAAAAGTAGATAACCAATCGCTAGGTAAACTAAAATATTTATTACCGCTTGTCATGTTACCTGTCACATTTTTACGTAAGTCAGGCAGTTGAACTGAATTATATATTCTTTGTTCAGCTTGTTGTATAAATGTATTTACATCAGTAGTGCTATACTGGTTTTCTGTATACGATTGTATAGCTGCTACAAGTTCTGTATAGTTCATTACCTATCCTTATGCCATTGGACCGCGTGCTTTTGTACCTTTAGTCGCTGCGCCATTACCACGTGTGACTACACCTTCAGTCTTAACATCCTTTTCAGGATAGCCAGCTACGTTTGGTGTTGCAACCATCTCTGGTTGCTTGTAAGTGTGGTTACAGCCTTTTCTATCTTTATTCATATTATACTCCTAAGTTGTTGTTACAGTAACCGTGCCAACTCCGCCGGTTGCTTCCAAATTATCTTCAATACCAGGTATAGCTAGCCCGTTATTTAAACCAACAGGATTCCATCCATATTGATAATCTCTTTGCACTGCCAAGTTTGTATCTGGTCTTGGGTCTCTTACTGCCTGTGGGTCATCAACAGGATACATACCTTGCATATTCTGTGGGTGGTCTGGTTCCCAACATTCTTTGCAGACTTTAATATTTGTTTCTATAGTTTTTATAAATAAGTCTTTTAGTTCATGTAACTTATATTGAAAACCACATCTATCACATTCTGCTATGGCATGTTTACCAGACGTATACTTTCGTCCCATAGCGTTTCCTTATAAATACTGCCGACGGGGTGCAAGTCTTAAATCGGCTTTTTCTCTATCTTCTGTTGAAGCTAACATCCATTGTTCTTCATATTCATTTTTTAACATCTGAGTTCTCATATCAGCACCAGGTAACTTCATACTTAAATAAAAAGCTAAACCTGCTACTAAACATGGTAAGAATCTAAATGGTATATCTTGAGTATTAACGCCGTTTCCTGCGTCCTCAATTCGCTTCAATCTCCAATAAACAAATGTGTAATTATTTGTATCGGGTGCAGGCCATACATTAATTTGTGGTTGACTTGCTTGTCTATTTATCCACACTTGTATTGGTCTACCTGTTGCATTTTTATTTGGTATAGTACCGTATGTAGGAGCAGATATTCTGGTTATATTTATATCTTGTTGATTCTGCCCTGTGCCTGTTCTAATTACTTGTTCAATCAAATCTATTGTGTCGGCTGGAAGATTATAGTTAATAGTTCCGCTTGTTAAAGATACATTACCTTCTTCAATCGTCCAAAGGTTAATTCCTCTATTTGCCCATTCTGCAGTCAATAAATTTAAACTGCGTCTTGCAGTTCTTAAATCATAACCTGTACGTAGTTCAGCACCGCATCGCTCAAACGCCTCTTCGACTATTTGATTTAAGTCCATATTAAATGTTGCTGTTCCTGATGTAGCCATTATGCTTTCTTCCTTCTACGTTTTAAGGGTGCTACTCTTCTTGGTTTACCTGCTGGCTGACCAAGGCTTTTCTTCTGTGCTATACGAGACTTTTTCTCAGTAGCTGTCATCTCTGACGAAGTTTTTGGGGTCTTACTTGATACTCGTTTGCTAGGTCTACAATACGGAGTACCTCGTTTTTCCCCTTCCTGTCTACCACACGCTTTACCGGTTCTAACGTCTTTCCAATCTTCTTTGAACCAGCGTTTTAATGCGGCACCTTTAGCTGTCTTCCTGACTGCCATTATTTACCTTTGTTTTTTCTACATTTAGCAATAGCACCTGATGCATACGCGCTAGGGAAAACTTTGTATTGAGCTTTTACTTTTCTGTAACAAGCATCTTTAACCGAGCCACCTTTTTTCAAAGCCACTGGTTTCATCGCTTTGCCCATACCGCGACACTTCATCATACCATGCGACCCTTTG